AACTGTTTGTAGCCGAGGCTGATTTTTCCGTCTGCTGCACTTTTTCTTTTACCCCATGTTACATTCTCCGAAATGGAACGGCTTTCTTCCTGTGCCAACGAGGACATGATGGTAAGAAGAAGTTCGCCCTTGCTGTCCAGTGTCCATATGTTTTCTTTTTCAAAATAAACCTCGACACCTTTTGCTTTAAGCTCTCGGATGGTTACCAAGCTGTCAACCGTGTTTCTTGCAAAACGGCTGACCGATTTTGTTACAATCAGGTCAATTTTTCCGTTGAGAGCATCCTCAATCATCTGCTTGAAGCCGTCTCTCTTTTTAGTATTTGTTCCCGTGATGCCTTCGTCCGTGTACACCTTTACGAATTCCCAGTCGTGGTTAGCTTTTATAAATTTGGTATAGTAATCAACCTGTGCTTCATACGAAGTGAACTGTTCGTCTTTATCTGTTGAAACCCTCGCATATCCACAAGTTCTTCGCTTTGCTAACGAAAGTGTGGGTAGCTTTGTCAGTGGGTTTATCTTTGCAGGTATGACCGTTACTGCTTTTGCCATTCTTGATTTCTCCTTTTCAAATTATTCTGTCGCACTTGCTCTCTCATTTCAGGTGTCCAACTTTCGCTGCGTGAACGGTCTTTCCATGTTGTTTCAACCGTATGTCCGTCTTTGAAATGGTAAATCAAGTGGTTTGCTTCCGGCACTGTAATCTTGATTATTTTTTCTTCAAAAAGGTCTGCATCAAAATCTGCAATGCCAAGCATCTCGGCTGAAACAGCACACAAGGTTTCATCTGGTATTTGCTTTGAGGCACAGACTTTTTTGCCGAGCCTATCAAAAGTGCTGCAAATCCAAACAACCCTCGTTGCGGTTACCTTTCTTCGGAAGTTCTTACCGCAGTTTTCGCATAGTATTTTTCCTGTAAAAGCATACTTTTGGGGTACGACTTCTTTACAGTGTTTTTCTCGTCTTTTCTCAAGCTCCAACTGAACCGCTTCAAAAACTTCTCTTGGGATGATTGGTTCGTGGTTATCCTCGACATAGTATTGAGTTTTTTCGCCTCTGTTCCGAACCGTTTTTTTGGTTAAATGGTCGAGCCTGAAAGACTTCTGCAAAAGCAAATCGCCTATGTACTTTTCATTAGAAAGTATGTACCGCACTTTCTTTGCTGACCATGTATCTCTGGTGTTGCTTTCAATACCCATTTCGTTGAGAATTTGAGCTATCTTTAAAACACCTAAACCGTCAAGGTACAATTTGTAGATTTGCTCTACAATTTCGGCTTCTTCTGGAATAATCTCCAATCCGCCATCTGGTGTTCTTTTGTAGCCATAAATGTTCCAAACACTCATCGGCAGTTTGCCTTGCTTGAAATCATTCTGAATACGCCACTTAACATTCTCACTTGCGGAAAGGCTTTCTTCCTGTGCGTAAGAAGCTAAAATTGTAAGCATCAGTTCACCTTCGGCACTTAAGGTGTTGATGTTCTGTTCTTCAAAGAAAACTCCGATTCCGAGCAGTTTTAGCTCTCTTACTGTGTTTAGCAGTGTGACCGTGTTTCTTGCAAACCTTGAAATGCTCTTTGTTATTACAAGGTCTATTTTCCCGGCTCGGCAATCTGCAATTAACCTTTGAAAATCTTCTCGGCTCTCCTTTGTTCCTGTCAGTGCCTCATCCGAATACACTCCGCAATATATCCAACCCTCATGGTTTTGAATCAGGTTTGAATAATAACTGACTTGAGCTGAAAGCGAATGGAGCATTGTATCTTTTCCGTTTGAAACTCGGCTGTATGCTGCAACCCTTAACAGCCGTTCTTGCTTGGGTGCTTCAAACTTCACCCTTTGTACTATTCTATCCATTTCTACCTCCTTACAATGGTTTATACCATATTCGCTCTAAAAGCCAGTAAAGTCAAGGGTTTCAGGCACTTTTTAACGATATATAACTGACGAATTTAAGCCGTATTTATTGGCTATAATTGTTTCGATTTCAGCATACTCATCGGCAGTAATCAATCCTTGCTTTAGCATCAGTTTTGCCTTTGACATCGTTGCTTTATAAAGAAGAACGGCTCTATACAAATTTTCATCCATCGTATTCAGCCTCCCTTCGTCTTGCATCAGCATAACATGACCGAGAACAGTATTTCCGATGCGTGTTATAGCTCTGAAATTTCTTCCCACAAAACTCACAAGTGTAATCGTACATAGTTTTCCGATTTACCAATTCCGGGTGCGAATTCCACCATTCAAGTCGGCATTTATCTGAGCAGAATTTTTTTGCCCTTTTCTGCGGAGTGTCTTTGATGGTTTTTCCGCACTGTATGCAAATCTTTTGAGATTTGTCGAGTGGATTTCTTCTGCAATATGACTTCACAGAGTTTTCAGCCAAGCCGAGAAGTGCTGCAATTTTCTTATAGCCGTAACCCTGAAATCGCAATTTATCTATTTCAACATTTTGCATTTAAAATCACTCCTTTCGCCTTACGGAGATTTAAGCTGTGTTTTGGGGAGGTATTTTAATAATTTTTTTTAGTTTTTCTAAAAAAAAATAAGCCTGCAAAGGAAATTATCCCTTGCAGGCTCGTAAAAATTATACATTTTTATTTCTTAAATAGTTAGCTGTCTTACGGGCAAGCCAGTAGCTGTTTGTGTCCTCTTCAAGTTTCTTCAGCCACAAAGCTGAATCGGAAATAATGCCACGATGGGCAAGCTCCCAGACGATATCATTAACCGTTGTAAGCTCTGCGATGGGGGCTTTAGTTGCAGAGCCGGACAATAGCTTCTTAACATCAGATCTGAAAGTATCCATGCTTTTGCCGTGTTTCGGAAACCAATGCATAACATCACCGTGGTTTGATGCGATACCTTTCTTGTAACCCTCCGAATGGCAAATGATATCCTTTTCGGTAAGTCCGTACTCTTTACAAAGGTAAGCACAAAGTTCAACGGCTTCTTTGTACACTGCATTGAAATATGTAGCATCGTTCAGTCCGTCCTCACAGATTTCAAAACCGATATGAGTATTGTTAGCCGAACCGCCTGCGTGCCAGCCTCTGTGGTTCCACGGTAAGGTCTGGTAGGTCGCAACCGAACCATCAGCAAGCTTGCCGATGAATCCGTGAACACATACCTGAATGCCACCGGGACGGGCAGTGTTCCAGTGATTGCCATACTGGTTCTTACCGATTTTTCCGTCATCAGGAAGATAGCGTTTAAGCCACGGATTGTTTGCACCCGTGGAATGAACCATAATACCTTTTACAGTGATTTTCTTGCCTGCCTTATAGCAGTCATTGTTGGTTAAAAATAACTTATTTAGATTCATTGTCATTCTCCTCTCTTAATTTAGCAAGTGCATCTTTGAGTACCTTTGGAAGCGGAAGTCCTAACTGGCCCCAATTTTCAAGAATTGAGAAACCTTCGTTTGCTATGTAATACGAGATAGCCACAGTTCGCAGTGCCATGCTGTCAACATGGATGAATTTATCAAGCTGTGCTGCCACCGCTACAATAAGCAAGATTCCGAGTTTCTTGACTCCACCAATGTAGAATTTGCTTGAGTCAAACTGCTTCAATGCCCAAGCCTTTGTGAAGCCACTTACAAAATCGGTAATCATGAAAATAATAAGGATGGAAAGCATCGTATCCATCCCACCGAAAATGTAAGCAATTGAAGTTGAAATTGCTGTGAAAAAAAGTTTGATTTTTCCCATAAGTTAATCCTCCTTATAAATTTGTAAATAGCTTTCGCTTAATTCTTCTTCACCGTAATAATGCATTACGGAAATATAATAAAGAGTTCCGGCAGTAAGCTCGAAACTCTCATCATAAAAATATCCGTCATAAAGCTCTGTGAAATCCGAACCATATAGACGAAGTTCATGGTCTCCTGATACTCGTTTTTCTCTTATACAGTAAGTTCCAGAGGTAGGCGGTGTAAATCCAAAGACCCGTGTTGAATCAGACTCCGAAGTATAATGTGCAGAATGAACAGTTCGTACAGGCATAAGAGTTCCATCCACATTTGCAAGTACATTTGTTGCAGGAACTAAAACTCCATCAATATTTACGAACACCTCGTGCAAATTTTGATAAAGGGAATTGTATCGATTTGCAAAGACACCATATTGGAATTTCCCTGTTTCAAGCTCTTGCAGTTCAAGACTTTCTGTCAATGTTATTGATTCTACAGCATACCAAGAATCCCAGCTTCGGCTCGAACCGGGGTCCGAGGATGGCACGAAGCAAAATTTTGTAATGTCGAGATTATTTATATCGCAGTCGATTGTGTAAAGTCCCGTATCCGGCAAAGTGAAAGTTTCTATTTCCACCCAACTGCCGGAAGATTTACAAACAAAGAAATCCCAACTTCTGTCATAAATAGTGCCTGAACCTGTATTTATAATTTCAATACTGATTTTCAAATGTTTACATCCGGTTACTGTGTTGTTGAAAACCATAGGATATGTGTAAGAACCATTTCTTGTTATTCTTGTTTCAGACCATTGGTTCTGAAATCTTCCTTCTTCGCCATAGCCTGTATAAGGATATTCATAAACAAAATCTATAGTTGCCATAACTCACCTCAAAATGTCTTGATAACGATGTCACCATAACTTGTTGCCGGAGGGGTATCACCGCTTGTCCACAGTACAATATTTCTTACTTGTTTTGTGGTATATGAAGTGTTTGAATAGGCAGTAAGCTGTGCGGTCATCGTTGTCGCAGCATTCTTTCTTACAAAGTTTGAATCAACATAAGTCTTGTTTGCAATGTCGTATGAGTTTGACGGATTCTGAACTCTTGCACGTCCGCTTGAATCTCTCATCATAAGAGTGCTTGCAGTATATGAACTGGTTGCATTATTCATTTTTGTTTTATCAGTGCTGCTCATAAAACCATTAGCTGATGTTGTTGCGTTTGCATGAGTTCCGTTATTAATATGGTCAGCACATTCCTCAAGGCTAACCGATGGGTCAGCCTGCCAAGATGACTGTCCTGTAATGGCTTTTATGCGGTTTGCAATCCAACCAAGAACAGTTTGAAGTTTCCCACGTGATGAACTTCCCGGTGCATCTGTAGCTAAAATAGACGGAGTCAAGGCCCCGTCTATTTCATCAAAGTTTTCATTCAATACTGCAATATCCGCATTATCAGAATAAAGCGGTTTTTTCAGTAAGTAGTTTGTGGTTTCCTTTGGCATAATTTATCACTCCTTAAACCATACGAGAATCTTGTCCTCGGATACTCTCTTCAATACTGGATAGCCGTTCTCAATGGATTTTACAGCAATTCCATCTGTTCCCGGTCTGCAAAGGTCACCGCTTTTGAGTGTTCCGTCATCATAAACAACAAGTTTTCCGAGAACCCCTACAGGTGACCATTCAGGTCGGTTCTTTCTCGGAACATACTCTTCGGTGCTATCCCAATCCGGGTTTAACACGGGCTGTCTTTCAATATGCTCCTCTGAAATAAGGTTATACTCATCATCGTATTCAGCCGAAACCACCACATCATGATATTGAACTCTTCCAAAATCATCAGTGAGATATTTACCTTTCCAGTGCATTTCACCGCTATCACCGATAATAGCAGGCTTTGCAGAAACAATGCCGAGAGGCTTCTCGAACTCACCGCATTTGACAATCTTTTCTCCGTTGAGTTTTACGAAATACCCAACACGGTCTTCGGAGTTAGGATTTCCATCCTCCCACTCGAAATACTCGGCATAGTCGGCACATGGTGTTGTATATTCAGCATCAGCATGAACACTTCCGTCCGAAAGAACTTTGAATGCAAGACCATGAGATTTGTGTGCAGTACCATTTGCAAGGGCAAGTGAGTATGGTTCTGTAATCGTTCCATACTTGCCCCAGATGTTCGCACCTTCGCCTGCAGCTATGGTGTGATAACCATTTGCATTTGTATACTTGCCGGAAGCAATGGTATAGTAACCGCCTGTTTGGGATGCATTTGCATACGAAGTAGAAGAATCGCATACAAAAACCAATCCGTCTGGGAAAAGTTTATATGCATAACTTCCGCTGCCCCCCATGTAAGCAGAACTATCAAGGTAGATTGTGTTTCCGCTAACAGACTTTACTGTTTGTTCGGAAAACACAAATGAGTTAGCACTATTGTAGCAACGCATTAAAATTTTTGTTCCCTCGGATATTCCAGAAAGCGAATATGTGCTGTCAATAGTCAGATACCTACTTGTTGTATTCAAAGCTGTTGCTTTAAGAGGTCTGCCTACAACTCTCGAATAATATCCTATTGCTGTTGAGTACGGAGAATAGTTGTAAGCGTAGTTTAATGCTGTACCATATTCGCCATAGCTTCTTCCAGAATTAGCTGAAAAAGAGCTATTCTTGGTTGCTTGGGAAAGCCCAAAAGCTGCCGCATACGCACCAGTTGCTGTAGCCGAACAAGCTGCAAAAGAATAGTTCCCATCAGCACGACCTGCACCGGCAGCCATGGCTTTTCCACCTGTTGCTGTTCCACCAAAAGAGATGCATCCGCTTGTTCCAACCAATTTATGTTCATCGTTTAATACCACGAAGGCAGCAGGATATGAGTAATCTTCCATAATATGTATATCGTCAGGCGGCTCTGTTTGCATACTGAATCCATCGATAGTAAACCATCCCGATGACTCGTCAATGCCAATAATTTCGCATATCTGTAGTCCTGAATATACACTAACGTAATCGTCCCAGTTTTCAGTAGTCCAATTCCGACATACTTCTATTGCTACTTTGTCACCGACTTTGAAAGGAGGCACAAATTCTTCTTCACCCCAATAGTAATACCACATGGTATTGCTATATACATCGAACCAATCATAGCTTAATTCGTCATAAGGGATGTGGTCTTTAACAATGCCATCAGTTACAAATGCTAAATTTTCTCCTACGATTATGTTGTTCGAACCTATGACAAGATTACCTTTACCATAAACAACATTGTTCTCACCGATGACGACATTATCTTCGCCATCAATATAAAGCTGTTCACCGAGAACATTTGTAATCGAGCCACCACTCTGATAAAGTTCATTGATTGCTCCAACTATATTTTTTGCTGCAGTTCTTAATTTTTTGACCTCACCAACATCCTCATAAGTGGCAAGACCAATATCACTTGGTTTTATTTCAGCCATTATTCATTCCTCCTTGCATATGCATTTGTGCCATCCCAAACGACTGTACCATTCCCGGTTTCTTCGGTGGTATAATAAACGGCACCTTCATCAGTAATGTTTAATACTTTTTTGTGTTCAAACACCAATACCTCATCCCAAGTATAAGTTTTTACTGTTGTCCAGTTTTGGAGTGTATCAATGACATCTTCCCAAAGCCTATAAGTGAAAATATATTCGACAGCGAGATGGGCAGGTTTGATTTCTTCAACCATAGCCTGAATATCAGCTATGTTGTATGGGATACCTGTTCTTGAAGTGAACTTAACAGCAAAGCAGTATTGAGAGGGATATTCAATTATTTCTATATCTCCATTCACAAAGGACGCTGCAACATTTTTCATCATTGTTTTTGTAACTGTTCCCGTACCACGAAGCCTTGACATAACTCGACCTCGTCTTGTTTCAATGTCAGCCGAGGGGTCTGGTGTTAAACCCACATCTTGCTCGTGGTTTTGGATGTTTTCATCCGTCAAAATAACAAAGAACTGATTTTCAGTAAGAGCAACCTTATCCTTGAGCCTTTCAAATTCCAACTCTATGCTTTTAAACAGCTCTTGCATGACTTTGGATTTTCTATAGTATGAGGGTAGTTTCTTAAGCAAGAGTAATCACCCCCAAAGCCGGAACCTCTGTTTCACCGATGTCAATATTATCTGTGCCACCATTTAGGGAAAGGTCACTGTAGTCGGTGACAGCATCGCAATTCAAAATACAACCACCGATTTGTGCATAAGAAATATAAGTACCTGAAAAAGCATTTTTTTGCAGATACTTAGTTATGCTCTCGGAGATTTTTTCTATAGCTGTTTCTTCTGTATACCCGTTTGCGAGAACAAGAGAAACTGCGATATCAATAACAAGCGGAGTTGCACTTTCCACTGTTACTTCAGCTCCTATGGGTCTGTTTTCTTCAATGTGCTGTGCGACCTCTGCAATAAGTTCTTCACTTGCAGCACCCTTGTCCGAGTTGATTATGATTACCTTAACGGTGCCATTGCCATTCCAAAGCGGCAGACACTTCGCATCACCAACACCACCGATTTCTTTTGCCCACATGATGTAATGATACTTACTGCCGGAGGTTGCAGGCAAGGACACCTTTTCAAAGTAACGCTCACGAAGTTCGTCATCGGTTTCTTCGTCAAATCCGTCTTCTGCTGCGATAGTGTTTGTAACCGAAACCAGTCCGGGGAGCGTGACCGGGAAACGATTTATTGCACCCACTGGAACATTACCGATTCTGCCGGGGGTATCGCACTTTGCAGACACTGTCGCTGAACCCGTATCATCAAGGGTTGTGGATTCTGTTACAGTGAAGATGAGTGTATCCGATGCCACCTTATCACCGCTTGAAATTATGCTGCCGGGTGTTCCTACCAAAGTTACACTAACAATGGAGTTTGTGGCTGCTTTTCTTACGATACCTTGTTCTGCAACCTTGCTGTCAAGGTAAACCCCGGTAGCTGTCAAAGCAAAGCCGTTTTTAAGTATTTCTTCGGTTCGGTTACTTATGATAGCAATTTGTTCAGAAAGCGGTTTATCAACATCATAAAAAAATGAGCCGACAGTCTTGTCGAACTCATCACTAATCTGCGACAGTAACCGTGATAGAATTTGCTCCTGATTCACCTATATACACCTCCAATGCAACTGTGATTGAACCTTTATCTCTTGTGAGATTAAAACTGCTGACATTTGTTATTTGAGGATTTTGAAGCAGAGCTTCCTCAATCTCACGTTTCAGCTCGGCTTCTATGAACTCAACGGTGTAGTTATTACCGATGATTAAATCCTCCAAATGGCAGCCGTATTCAGTACCATCATAAATTTGGTATCTGCCTTTTTCGGTTCGGATGATTTTTTCAATCCAAACCCTTATAGCTTCAATTCCGTCACACTCTATGAGCTTACCATCAAGCACCACAAAATCTCCCTTGTCAAAATCAAAGAGATATGTTTTTGTACCGCCGGAAGCGTCGGCTTTGTTTTGGGTGACGGTTATTTCTTTAGATTGTGGAAACATTATCTCACCATCCCAATCACTATAAATTTTTGATTATTGGAAAAAGGCAAAAGAACTACCTCTTTTCCAATGTTTATATAGTCGCCATAGTAATTCTGTTCTTTAAGATTAAACAGACAAACAATATGGCTGTCATTTAGTATTACCTTTTCGTTTATTCGAATTTTTGTATGCGGAAGCTCAATGATTGTGCCAAACATAGGAGAATAGCCGGTCTCATTATTTCGTTCCTTAAACATCTTTGCAAGTTCTGTGATTCCGCTCATTATTACCACCGCCTTAAATCAAGTTTCACATAATGGATGCCGTTTTTGATACTGTGACCGCTGCCTTCAACAAGGTAGTTTATATGATCAATCGAAATAACCACCCCAGCTCTTGTATAGCTTGATATTCCCTCTATGACCTCACAGGAAAACTTCTCTGTTTTACGGTTAAGCTCTGACAGCTGTGTTTCTGCCACTGTATTTGCGTTTTCCTTTTCAGGGTCAATTTTTATAACCTTTTGCAAAAGCCCAAATTCAGAAATGCTCACATCATCTTTCCTACTAGCCAATAAAGAGTATACACTGTCCTTCTCGCTGACAACCTTGAT